GAACGCTGCAACCTGTATGTTGAGATTATCCGACGAGCGCCTTGAGGAATTGCTCTCGAACTGGGCGCGCTGGTGCCATGGGCGTCTGGTATCCTCTGAGCGCGTCGTTGCCGAGCTGGACTACCAGGCCCAGGGCGAGGAAGCGCAGGAGGCAAGGCGCCAGCCTAACCCTGTTCCACCCCGAGACTTCGACGGGCTCATGGTCGAGCGCATGGTGATTCGGCTACCGGTGCGCGAGAGGTCGGTGATTCAGATGGACTACGTGAAGTGCCGGCGCCGCAGGTACGAAACCACGGACCAGTGGATCGACCGCAAGCGCAGGAAGTTGAGAATGCCACGCTGGCAATACGAGGACAGCCTCAGGCTGGCAAAGCAGATGGTGGCGAACCTCCTGCGCAGGCACACAGGTTAATGCGCATGGCGCTTGCAAAACAACGAGATATGGTATAGTCCTCACCCATCAGCCTAGGCCCCCCGGCCTTCGCTCGCCCCAAAGCAGCCCGGCACGCGCAAGCGCCCGGGCTTTTTCATGTCCATAGCGCCGTAGATCAGAGGTAGATCGGCGGTCTCATAAGCCGCAGGTCGCAGGTTCAAGTCCTGCCGGCGCAACCATCTTCTGGGCGTCGCCGCATAACCCCATGCCCAAGGCGCGGCGAGGCCCACCAACATGGCAACACTGAAGCTACTCAAGCCACAACTGTCCACCCTGAACACGTCGCGCGTGAAGTCCGTGCAGGCCATCGCATCTGACGGCACCGGGTGGCGAGCGGGCAAGGGTGGAGCGAACGCCCGCGGCTACACCTACGAATGGCAGCAGGAGCGAGAGCGATTTCTCAAGGAGCATCCCCTGTGCCAGTGTCCCGAGTGCGACGAAGGACGAATCAGACTCAGGCCCGCCAACGTGGTGGACCACAAGGTGCCGCACCGTGGCGACCCCGTGCTGTTCTGGGACCAATCGAACTGGCAAGCGATGAACGAGGACTGCCATCGGAAGAAAACCGGCGGGGGGGCGTGACGTGATCGGAATCGCGTTCTGGTATAGACCACCTTCGGCCCCATTTGGACAAAACATTCCTCTTTCGCGAGAAATCAGAAAATGGCCAAGGCTGAGAAAAGGGGCGGCGCCCGCCCCGGAGCTGGCCGTAAGCCCAAGCCGGTGAAGCCGCTGAAGGCGAAGGGCAAAGACCCGCTGAAGTTTCTGCTGGATGTGATGCTGGACGCCGAGGCGGATCCGGGACTGCGTGTGCGCTCGGCCATCGCTGCTGCGCAATACGTCCATATGAAGAAGGGTGACGGTGGCAAGAAAGACGAGCAGAAAGAGCGGGCCGAAAAAGTCGGACAAGGGCGCTTCGCGCCGTCGGCCGCGCCGAGGCTCGTCGTCAACAACTCCTGAGTGGTCCACGGCCTGCCCTGGTTGGGCTGACCGTGTCGTTGCCGGCGAGTCGCTGATCCCGTTCGCGCCGTTGTTTCCGGGCGAGGCGGATGGGGCGCTGGGGGTGTTCCGCGAACTCAAGATCGTGGACGCCGTGGGCTCGCCGACGATGGGCCAAGTATGTCGGCCGTGGATCATCGAGTTCGTGTCTTCGGTGTTCGGGGCCTATAACCCGGTGATCGGTCGCCGGCTCATCACGGAGTTCTTCCTGCTCATCAGCAAGAAGAACTCGAAGAGCACGACCGCCGCGGGGATCATGCTCACGGCCTTGATTCGGAATTGGCGACGGTCCGCTGAGTTTCTGATACTGGCGCCGACGGTTGAGATCGCCAACAACTCGTTCTATCCGGCTCGGGACATGGTGAACGAGAACGAGGAGCTGAAGGAACTCCTGCATGTCCAGGAGCACTACAAGACGATCACGAACCGCATAAATGGTTCGTTCCTGAAAGTGGTCGCGGCCGACAACGAGACGGTCGGCGGCAAGAAGGCGACCGGGGTGTTGGTGGATGAGCTCTGGCTCTTCGGCAAGCAACCGAACGCGGAGAGCATGCTGCGCGAGGCGACCGGGGGCCTCGCCTCGAGGCCCGAGGGCTTCACGATCTACCTGTCCACGCAGTCCGATATGCCGCCGGCGGGGGTGTTCCGGCAGAAGCTGCAATACGCGCGCTCGGTGCGTGACGGCAAGATCAAGGACAAGCGTTTCCTGCCGGTGCTCTACGAGTTCCCGCAGGAAATGGTGAAGGACGGGAAGATCCCGCCGAAGCAGCACTGGCATATCACGAACCCGAACCTCGGGGCCTCTGTGGACCCGGAGTACTTGGAGCGGGAGCACCAGAAGGCCGAGCACGACGGCGCGGCTAGCCTATGCGGCTTTCTCGCGAAGAACCTGAACATCGAGATCGGCCTCGCGCTCCAGTCTGACAGGTGGGTTGGCGCCGACTACTGGGAGCGCCAGGGGCGGCCGGCTTTCACGTTGACCGAACTGCTCGCGAGTTGCGAGGTGGTAGACGTCGGGATTGATGGCGGTGGACTTGACGACCTTCTCGGGTTGGCGATCATTGGCCGGCACAAGGTGACGGGTGCATGGTGGGTCTGGACGCACGCCTGGGTGCACACGAAGGTGCTCGAGTTGAGGAAGTCCGAAGCCGGGCGCCTTCGAGATTTAGCCGCGGCGGGCGACCTGACCATCATCACCGAGGTGGGCGAGGACACCGAGCAGGTGGCGTCCATTGTGCGCAAGGTCTACGACTCGGGAAAGCTAGACCGGATAGGCGTTGACCCGAGCGGCCTTGGAACGATCCTGGATGAGATCGTGGCGGCCGGCGTGCCGCTGAAAGTTCAGGGCGCGGATGGCAAAGAGCGAGACCTGATCAGCGGTATCTCCCAGGGCTGGAAGATGTACGGGGCGATCCTCACCGCCGAGAGGAAGCTCGCCGAGGGCGTGCTCGTGCACTGCGGGCAGCCGATGATGGCCTGGTGCGTTGGGAACGCGAAGATCGAGCCGCGCGGGAACGCCGCGATCATTACGAAGCAGGCCTCTGGTAGAGCGAAGATCGACCCGCTCCTTGCCATGCTGAATGCCGTGACGCTGATGAGCTTGAACCCGGAGGCGCCGGGGAAGATTCAGGTGATGTTCGTATAACCGGAGAAAGCCGATGAAACGTATGCCTGGAACCGTGAAGATGGGTTCTCAGCCCGAGGCCATCAAGTTCCGCCTCACGCGCGAGGCGCTTGCTCGCTACGATGCGTCGATTCGCTCCGCCGAAAAGTCGTCCTCCGAGATCGAGATTCTCGGAGCGATCGGTGAGGACATCTGGTCGGAGCAGTTCACGACCGCGAAGATGGTGAAGGACCAGCTCAAGGCCCTGGGGTCGAAGCCGGTCCTCGTCACGATCAACTCGCCGGGCGGCAATGCCTTCGAGGGCATCGCGATGTACAACCTACTGCGCGAGCACAAGGCTACGGTCACGGTCAACGTCATCGGCATCGCGGCGTCCGCCGCGTCGATCATCGCCATGGCCGGCGACACGATCAAGATGGGTGAGGCCACCCAGATGATGATCCACAGCTCGCACGGCATCGTGATCGGCAACCAGGAAGACATGCGCGAGTTCGCCGATCTCCTGGACCAGATGGACAAGTCCGTGGCGGTTGTGTACGCCTCGCGAAGCGGGAAGACCGAGGATGAAGTCCTCGAGATGATGCGCGCCGAGACCTGGATGACCGGCAAGGATGCGGTCGCCCAAGGTTTCGCCGATGTCATGGTCCAGGCCGAGAAGAAAAAGGCCAAAGCAGGGCAGACCACGACGATTTCTCTGAAAGGAAAAGACTTCAACGCCCAGGCTGCACGGGAACTGATGGCCGCGACCGGCAATCGTCAGTTCTCGGTTGTGCGCCTGAGCGCATCCCCCGGCGATACGGGAAGCAAGCCCCCCAACCGGAAAGGAAGCGACATGAAAACCATTGCTGAACAGATTGCCGCGCTGGAAGCCAAGCGCGCGGCCTCGGCGGCCCGCCGGGAAGAAATCCAGGGCAAGGCCATCGAAGAAGGCCGCACGAAGGACGAGGCCGAGCGCGAGGAGTTCACCACGCTCTCGGGCGAGATCAAGTCGGTCGATGACGAGCTGATCGACCTGCGCCTCATGGAAACCCAAGCCGTTGCGACGGCTAAGCCCGTGCGCTCGACGGTGGAACGCACGGACGACGTGACGAGAGGCGCGGAACTGCGCGGCGCCGGTCCGATCACCGTGAAGTCGAACCTGCCCAAGGGCATCGGCTTCTCGCGCTATGTGCGCGCGATGATCAACGGGCAAGGCAATCCGCAACTCGCCCTGCTCTACGCCAAGTCGCAACGGGACTGGCAGACGCAGAGCCCTGAAGTCGCCGAGTACATCAAGATGACGGCGGTCGAGGGCGGCGATACCACGACCTCTGGCTGGGCCTCGGAGTGGGTCTACAACCAGAATCTGGTGTCGGAGTTCATCGAACTCCTGCGCCCGATGACGGTTATCGGCAAGCTCACCGGCTTGCGGCGCGTGCCGTTCAACATCCGGGTCTCCGGTCAGGACAGCGGCAGCACCGCCTACTGGTCGGGGCAGGGCAAGGCGATCCCGGTGTCGAAACTGAACGCCATCGAGGTCACGCTCGGCATCGCGAAGGCCACCGGCCTCGTGGTGCTGACGCAGGAGCTCGTTCGGAGTTCCGAGCCCTCGGCCGAGATGAAGGTGCGCGACGATCTGCTGGGCTCGATCTCCGAGTTCACGGACCGTCAGTTCCTCGATCCGACCGTGGCAGCGGTGTCGAACGTCTCGCCGGCGTCGATCACGAACGGCGTGACGGACCTGACGCCGACTGGCACCACGCTCGCGACCCTGCGGGCCGACATCCAGACGCTGTTCCGCAACTTCATCAACGTGAACGACGACCCGACCAGCGCCACTTGGATTCTGGACACCAGCCAAGCGTTGGCCATCAGCATGATGCAGAACGCGCTCGGGCAGAACGAGTTCCCGACGCTCACCATGCAGGGCGGGACCTGGTTCGGCCTGCCGGCGGTGGTGTCGAACGCGGCGAATGTCGCGGGGAGCCCGGATTCGGGCCGCATGATCATCCTGGCCAAGACTTCGGACATCATGTTCGCGGACGATGGCGGGGTGCAAATCGACGCGAGCCGCGAGGCTTCCATCGAGATGACCGACGCGCCGACCGGCGATGCAGCCGCAGGCACGGCGGGCACCACGTCGTTGGTCAGCATGTATCAGTCGAACTCGGTCGCCGTGCGGGCCGTGCGGTTCGTGAACTGGAAGAAAAAGCGCAGCACCGCGGTCGCTTACATCGGGCACGCGGCGTACGTCGCCTAAAGGCGGCGCTGTAGAACCACGGGCGGGGGCCGCGTTCGGCTCCCGCCTGCTTTGGAGAGCACATGGTCAAGATGATCTCGATCGCTGAGGGCCACAGGTACGACGGCCGTGTTCTGTCCAAAGGCGAGCAGTTCGATTGCGAGGATCGGTTCGTCCTGCTACTCGTTGGCCTGAAGCGTGCGGAGATCGCACCGCAGAAATACCGCACGCGCGAGATGACGGCGCAACGCCGCCGCTCGAAGGGCGCCTAGATGCGCCTGTTCGGGTACGAGATTCTGAAGGCCATCCGCGTCGATGAACTCACGGTGAAGGCGCAGACCTTGGAATCCATCGGGCATTCGAGCGGCGGCTGGTTCCCGCTGGTGGGCGAGCCTTGGGGTGGAGCTTTCCAGCAGAACGTGGCCATTGACGCGAGCCGCGACATTCTGGCCTTCTCGGCGGTGTTCGCCTGCGTGACGGCCATCGCGCAGGACATCGCCAAGTTGCGCGTGCGCCTCATGGAAGAAGCCATGAACGGTATCGGCCGCGAGGTCGAGGAATCCCCTTTCCTCGCGTTCTTCCGGCGCCCGAACCACTATCAGACCTGGCAGAAGTTCATAGAGCAGTGGATTGTCTCGAAGCTGCTCTACGGCAACGCCTACGTTTTGAAGGAACGCGAACCGCAGCGCCGTCTGGTGTCGTCGGCCTACGTGCTGAATCCGCGGCGCGTCAAGCCTCTAGTGACCGAGGGCGGGGATGTCTACTACGAACTCGATCCCGACAATCTGTCGCGCGTTGCCGAGAAGGTGATCGTGCCGGCACGCGAGATGTTTCACGACAGCATGGTGTGCCTGTTTCATCCGTTGGTGGGCGTCTCGCCGATCTACGCTGCTGGTCTCTCGGCGACGCAGGGGCGGCGTATTCAGTCGAACAGCACCACGTTCTTCGACAACATGAGCCGCCCCTCGGGCGTATTGACCGCCCCTGGCAAGATCGACGACGAGACCGCGGCCCGCCTCAAAAAGCAGTTCGAGGAGAACTTCAGCGGAAAGAACGTCGGGCGCACGATGGTTGGTGGGATGGGCCTGAAGTACGAGGCGATGACCATCCCGGCAGAACAGGCGCAGCTTATCGAGCAGTTGCGCTGGACCGTCGAGGACGTGGCGCGGACCTTCCATGTTCCGCTCTACAAGGTCGGCGGGCCGGTGCCTGCCGGGAGCTCGATCGACGCTCTGAATCAGGCCTACTACTCGGACTGCCTGCAGGCGCTGCTCGAATCCGCCGAGGCGGTGCTCGACTTCGGCTTGGAGTTGCCGACGAAGCGTTACACCGAGTTCGATCTTTCGGGCCTGTTGCGCATGGACCAGATGGCCCAAATCACGATGCTCGCCGAGGGCGTGAAGTCTGGCATCCGGGCACCGGACGAGGCGCGCGCGCGGCTGAACCTTCCTCCGGTGCCGGGCGGGAAATACCCCTATCTCCAGCAGCAGAACTTCTCCCTTGAGGCTCTCGCCAAGCGCGACGCGCAGGAAGACCCGTTCGGCATGAAGCCCAAGCCCGAGCCGGTCGCGCCGCCAGCGGCGAACGACGACGAGGTCGAGGAGGAGGCAGAGGAGATCGCCGCCGCCCTCACCGACCTGATCATCCGCGACCTGGAGGCCGATCTTGTCCAAGCCTGACCTTGCGCCCTATGCGGCGCGCGTGGTGGCTGCGGTGAAGTCCTATGTCTCCAAGGCCGAGGCGGCCATGACCGCTCGCCTGGATGCTCTGGAAGTGCGCCTCACGGCCATGCCAGCGCCGGAGAGGGGCGAGCCCGGCGCCCCCGGCAGGGACGCCGACATGGACGCCGTGCGCGAGATGGTCGCGGCGGCCAAGGCTGAGGGCGAGGCCCGGCTCACCGCTTGCGTCAACGCATTGGAAGCACGCCTGGAGGCCATCCCGGGACCGCAGAAGGGTGACGCAGGCGCGCCCGGCACGCCTGGCCGGGATGTGGACATGGATGCGGTTTCCGAGTTGATCTCCATCGAGGTCAAGGAACAAGTCGCGAAGATCCCCCCAGCGAAGGATGGTGCCACCGGCAAAGATGGCCAGAGCGTGCACCCGGACACCCTGACCCTCATGGTGCGCGAGGCTGCCGAGAAGGTCGCCGCGGCGCTGCCCAAGCCCAAGGACGGCCGCGACGGCTTCAATCTGGAGGACATCCAGATCGAAATGGGCGCGGACGGCCGCACGCTGTCGCTCAAGTTCGTTCGGGGTGAAGACGTTGTGCAGCGCGACATTCGCATCCCGGCGATGCTCTACCGCGGGGTCTGGCGGGAGGGCGAGCACGAGCCCGGCGACGTCGTGACCTGGGGCGGCTCGGCCTGGCACTGCAACGAGAAGACGACGGAGAAGCCAGGCGCCTCTCAGCACTGGCGGCTGATGGTGAAGGAAGGGCGTCCTGGCAAGGACGCAGGTCAACGCGCGCCGCGCGGCGACTCCGTGGTGCGGATGCGATGAACCGCTGCGACGGATTCCTGCTCGAGAGGGTGACGGAGCCCGAAGTCGAGCCGGTGACGCTTGAGCAGGTGCGCTTACACCTTCGCGAGTTCGCAGGCTCAGATGCCGATGCGCAGATCCTCGAACTCATAACGGGGGCGCGCGAGTGGGTCGAGGACTTCACCGGCCGCGTGCTGGTCGATCAGACCTGGCGCCTGACGGTGACGGAGCACCCCGCGCTCTGGCAGAACGTGGACTCGGACACCGTGAGCGGTTACTACCGCGGCCCGTACTACGCGCGCTCGGATGGCAGGATCATGCTGCGCAAGTCCCCGGCGATCGAGATTAGCTCGATCAACGAAGTCGCCGCGGACGGCACGGAAACGCTGGTCGATGCTTCGACCTACGAACTGCGCGAGGCGGATTCCAAGTGGCCGAGCGTGGCGCCAGTGTCCGGCAGCCTGCCGCGCAACGCGCGCATCGTGTTCCGCGCCGGCTATGTCGATCGCACCGGGAGCCCGGTGCAGGACATTCAGATGATCCCGCAGCGATTCAAGCAGGCCGTGCAGTTGTGGGTCGAGGCCATGTACGACCGCGACGAGAAGATGATGGAGAAGCTCCTGCTGGCTGCCGAAAACTGCGTGCGGCCAGAGGTGGTTCATTTGCAATTCGCATGAGGTATCCATGTCCGAAATTCTCACCGTGAAGTTGAAGCGCAACGGCTGGCCCGAGGACGAGGCGCCGGCGATGATCGAGGAGTCGCTGCTCGCGTATACCGAGGGCGGCTTCGAGGACGACAACGAGATCACGAAATGGCGCGAGTGGCGCCTGGACGGAAAGATCGTGAAGCGCGGCGTGCATGTGCATTTGAAAAAGAACGTCGCGGCGGAAGCGGTGGCGGCGATGTTCGGCAAGTAACCAAAGGAGACGGCGATGGGAAGCATTCTGCGGTGGCTGATGGTCCCGGTGGCGGTGTACGCCGAGAGGTTCCTGCTGCTCTACGCGAACTCGCAGGCCATGACGAGCGCGTTTAAGAGAGACATCTTGAAGGGCTTTCACAACCTCGGCGGCACGGACAACCCGGCGCGAACGGTGAACACGTCCGATGCCTACAAGCTCGCCCTGTACCTCGCCACGGCGTCGCGCGGTGCCGGAGACACGGTCTACAACACGACCGGCGAGCTGGCGGGCACCGGCAACTACACGCAGGGCGGCGAGGACGTGACTCTAGGGAATCCTCCGGCGCTGGATTCGACGACCGCGCACGTAACGCCGTCAGCGAGCGTGACGTGGACGGACCTGACCTCCTCGGGTGCGTTCGACGCGGCGCTTTTGTACAACAACTCGCACGCCACCAAGTACGCGGTGAGCGTGCACACGTTCGCGTCGCAGTCGATCACCGCGGCGGACTTTACGTTGACGATGCCGACGAACG